CAAATACCGGGTAAATTGAAGATCGAGACTATTACAGCTCCATTTTCAGGAGATATAGAGTTTAGATCTGAACTGGAATCATTTAGTTTATTAACTAAATGACCTAAGTTCGTTTCAACTGTTGCTTTAAAACAAAATCTCGCACCGACTACATTTCATTTTTCCGGTAAAGCAAGTCCTTCTAATGTTAATTCAGCATTAGGAGTATTAGGGGATATTTATCTCCTTCTTGCTCATCCGATGGGAGATAAGGTTTATTTTAATCTTTTGGATTACTTAAATATTATCTCTCAAAAATGAAATACTCTTCAATTTCTTCAACGTCTTAATGACGCTCGAGAAATTTTAGAGAGGTTACCCGAGGATTCTTTTAATTTTAAGAAATCTATGGGATCACCTTTTGGTCAGTTCGCGATTAAGAAGGAGCCAGCTGGAAAGATAAGAGTTTTCGCTCTTGTCGATTCAGTTACTCAGAGTATTATGAAACCATTGCATTTAGCAATGTTTCAAGTACTCCGACTCCTTCCGAATGATGGGACCTTTGATCAAGATGCTTCCGTAGCCAGATGTAGTCAGAAAGCAGTTAAATATAACAAAGCATATAGCTTTGATTTATCAGCTGCTACTGATCGACTTCCTGTTACGCTTACTGGTAATATTATTGAGTCCCTTTTTGGGCTCGATGGTATTTCTACTAGTTGGCAAGCAGTCATGGTTGACCGAGATTTTTCCTTTAATAAGGTTACTCAAAAAGAATTTTCTTTAGAGGACATTTATTATCGGTATTCGGTCGGTCAACCTATGGGTTGCTTATCTTCTTGAGCCGGTCTTGCTATTACTCATCACTGAGTGATGCAATACTGCTCTTACCTAATTAAAGGTAATTGAAATTGAGAAGATAAGTACGAAGTTCTCGGAGATGACATTGTTATCTTCGATGATCTCTTAGCATTCCGGTATCTGGATGTTATGAAGAAGTTGGGCTTAGAAATTAATTTATCTAAGTCTATTACTTCTCCAAATCGTCCAGTATTTGAATTTGCTAAGAGAACCGTAATAGGAGAGGTCTTGGTGAG